TTTTTGAGGCTTGTGAGTTTCAACTTTACGAATACATGACTTGTAGACTGCCTGAAGGGGATTTGTTCATGAAGACCTTAAAGATGTTTTTGGTTGGGAGGAACAAATTAATCTTCAAAGATTTCATCATACAACTGGATGCGTGTAGAATGTCTGGTGAAATGAACACGAGTTTGGGTAATGGTTTTACCAACCTAATGGTGTTCTTGTTCACCATGCAAGAAAACGGAATCAGTTCTTATGATTGTATTTTTGAAGGTGATGACGGTCTCACTACTTATTTTGGTCCTAAGCTGGGCGATGACAATTATTCCGATCTTGGTTTTATTATCAAGATGGTTTATTTGAGATCGGCCAACTTGGCTAGTTTTTGTGGTCAAGTATTTGATTATGAGTCTCATACTGTCATTACTGACCCAGTCAAAGTGCTTTTGAATTTGGCTTGGGTCCATACACAATACCTAACCGCCTCGGAAAAAGTTCATCTTGAGCTGTTGAGGGCTCGTGCCATGTCTTTATTGGCCCTCTACCCCGGTTGCCCTATCATTCAATCCGTTGCTGTGTGTTATATGCGGCTTACTGAGGGTAGTCGTTTTCGTTTTGGTGGTGAAAGTAATTGGTATATTAAGACTAGAGAGCATTTGTTTGGGAAAGGTTTAAAACCCCGACCTGTTACATTTGCTGCTCGTGACCTCATGCATAAAGTTTTTGGGATCTCTGAAAGAGATCAAATTGTCCTTGAGGACTATTTCGACAATATGCAGTCAATCTCCATTATTAGGCATCCCGTGTTGGCAAGACATTGCGGTAGCGTCCAATATCATTACAACCGCGAATATGTCATGCGGTATGGGGGGGAGCTGGCATTGCCAGAACGTGCTCTCTCCTGATGCCATCAAGGACTTGTCCTTGTAACGATCATGAGTTCAAAAGCAAAAAAGAAAACTGGAAAACAAGCTCCCAAAAAGAAAGCTGCTCCTAAAAAGAAGAAAGCCCCTGTTAAGGGGGCGCGTGCTCGGAATACCGGTGCGCGTTTGGGATCAGCTTTAGGTTATGGGTTGTTAGGACAGGCCGGATCGGGTATAGGTGGTATCCTGGGCCGGGCTGCTGGTGGTTTGTTTCATCGAATCACCGGGATGGGGGATTATAAGGTTGAATCCAATAGTTTAGTTTCAGCCGTGGACTCATTACCTGGGTTTATGAGTACTCGGTCTGATACGGTTATTGCTCATAGAGAATATCTCACTGATATTGTAACCTCGGCAACGCCTGGGTTATTTAAGATTCAGACCTACCCCATTCAAGCGGCTCTGGCTGCCACATTTCCTTGGTTTTCGACTGTCGCAGGGCAGTTTGAAGCTTGGGAATTGCTTGGCTGCATTTTTGAATTTAAGTCAAATTCTTATGATGCATTGGCTTCCACCAATACCGCTTCAGGTACTGTCATAATGACTACACAGTATAATGTTTTGGCACCCACGTTCACTAATAAGCAGCAAATGGAGCAATATCAATTTACATGTTCTGGTAAACCTTCACGTGATATTGTCCATCCTGTTGAATGTAAACGTACCCAGAATATTCTCGGATTATTAAATACTAGGGCTGGGGCTCTGCCTTCGGGTGCAGATCTTCAACTTTATGACCATGCAAATTTCAACATTGCTACTGTTGGTATGCAAGGTGCTAGTACGAACATCGGAGAATTGTGGGTATCTTTTCACGTTCGTTTGGTTCGACCCCGTCAAGGTGTGTTGACCGATGTTGGTGATCATTATGTCTTAAACAATGTGGTCGGTGATGGTGGTTATTTTGGTGTACCTGAGTTGTCTTCGTCTTCGGACTTTGGAACCAGTTTACCAGATGGCAAGACTATACGTTTGCCACCCACTTATGCCGGCAACTTTGCTGTGATTTATCAATTGGTGTCTACAGACACCAAAACTGCGTCTCCCGAACTCACAATGACTTCAAGCAGCGAGATCAAAGCCCTTAATTTGTTCACTGGACAATCTCATGTCTCAATCAACAATTTTGCGGGCCCAATCGGTGCTTCAATGCTTTATGATGACGGGAAAACAGGATCTGGGTATACCTACATGTCTTTG